CCTTGCTACGGACAGCGGTGTCGTGCCGAATGGTGCTTGGGGACAAGTGTATTTCACGGACAGCGTTGGAACACCCCTTTCCACGATTAGCGGAGGCACTGGTTCTTACCAGATCAACGGCACTGGTCAAGCATATCCCTTCGTGAATGGTGTTCCGGTCAGCGTAGTCGCTCCGGCTGGTGGTTCAACCCTCACGACCTACCCTCTCTTCATCAAGTTCTTCTCTGTTGAGAAACTGGTTCTCTCTCCCTTCGTGTTCAGCGACACGCACGAGCAAGAGACTGGACTTTTCGGCATACAGAACATTCAGTTAGTGATGAATATGGCTGCTCCTTCGCAGACGGCGGTTGCTGGTCGTGTTCTCCGTAGCACTTCGGCTGCTGGTGTCCAGATCACCAATGTTGCCTACAATAACACGAACAACGGCGGAACTCCTTTCCAGAACGCCCAAGTGAATGTCCAGTTCCTCACGCCTTCCCTTGATATTCCCCTACCGCCCAAGAGCGTCGTTCCCTATATGGAGTTCCCACGCTACATCAGCAACCAGTCCGTCAATGTGGCTGCTGGTGGCGTAGCGTCCCAAGTGGTCTCCCAGACAATCACGCTTCCCCAGATCCCAGACCTTCTCGTCATCTACGCCAAACCCACTTCCATCGGCGGTGTTTCCCCAGCATACACGGCGACTGATGCTGACTACTACCTACCCATCAACCGCATTTCCATTAACTTTGATAACTTCTCCGGTTTGCTGTCGTCCCAGACACCCCAGCAACTCTATGGTATGTCTTTCCGCAATGGTCTTGATATGGATTGGGAGCAGTGGTCTGGTAAGGCGACACTTGCGTCCAGTGCCGTTGGATCAGTGGCGACATCTGGTGGTTTCCTTGTCCTCAAACCTTCCCAAGACATTACGCTCCAAAGCGGACAAGCACCTTCGCTCGTGGGCAACTTCACCTTCCAGTTCAACTGCGACATTCTCAACACGACCGGTGGGCAACTCACTGGTCTCACCCTCTATGTAATCACGGCGAACTCTGGGTTCTTTGAGAGCATCAAGGGATCATCTCGTGTAATCAAGGGTGTGCTTACGGAGGCGGACATCATCTCTGCTCCTCTTGCCCCTATGGGAACTCGTGGTGCTTTAACTCGTGTGGTCGGTGGGCAGAATGTGCTGTCTCGTATGGGCAACTTCCTCTCAAAGGCGAAGGACGCAGTAATGCCTTTCCTCCCTATTGCGAAGGAAGGTGCTAAACTGCTAAAACCCCACCTCCCTTCCGGCGTTCAAGATGTAATGAGTGCGGTAGGTATGGGGCAGACTGGCGGATCGGCAACCGGTGGTCGCCGTCGTGGTCCTCATCACCGCCTAATGTAAGAGATATGAATGGTCAAAATCAAGCAAAATAAAAAGTGGATACTGAATATACAAGATGTCCGCCTCTACAACTGCGAAGGGTGTTGGTCTCGCTACTGGAACTTTTGCTTCCAATCTCGCTGGTGGAAACTCTATACTCGCTCTTGGTCCAGCAGTGGTCAAGGACGCACTAACAATCCAAGCGAAGTATGTTGGTCCTACACCGACATCTGGCGTTCTCCCCACTGCTGGTTCGTCTTGGACTTTCTATGGTGGTTCAACCACTGGCGGTGGTCTCAATGCTGGACAACTCCAAGCATATCTCTATGAAGATCCGGCGTATGGTCCTCAAATCCAGCAGTGGCTTCAAGCATATTCCGCTGTCGTAGTTGCTGGTGCGGTTGGTCCTCCGGTTGTCCCCACGACATCTCGTGTTGTGTGCCGTATCGTGTCGTCTGCCCCTCTTGACTGGGTTGGTGGCTACCCAGTTGCTGGTGCTGGATCTGCGAACTTGATGGGTTCTTTTGTAGGCACTGGGGCTGCCCAAGTCGTTCCTTGCGTCGGCATCTCCACTAATGCGTCTATCCGCTACTACCTACTTGGTGCTACGATTGCGGCTTTTGCGGCTGGTATAGCAGCCCCTACTGCTGTGTCCGTTCAAGCCAATGCGTCCTTCACGATCACCGCCACCGCCGGTGCTACATACGGATATGAAGTTCTCAACGCTTAAAAAATGTATCCCCAGTGTATAATGGAGCGAACTTGGAGTGGAACTTTCAATATGCTCAATGGTGATGTTCGGTATTCTACAATCTCCACTAATAACTTCTCTGTTAAGAGTGGAGACGGCAATGTTCTCCCCCAAATCGCAACGATCAAGACTGCTTACACCCACGCAAATAACGCTGAAACGCCATACCAGTTATGCGACCAGCACGGCAATCGCTACATCTGTGGTAAATGTAATAAGTTCTTTGAAAAGTATGGTTGCTTTCCGTCTTTGACTTTGAAATAACGCTGTCTCCACAAAAATCCATATGAGCATAGAACCTATGCTGTTATGGATTACCACAATAGATTGATCGCCAGATTGTTTGGCGAATACGGATCTGCCTTCCAGTTGCCCTTGATGAGCAACGCCCTACGCCTATACGACTTTCTATGTTCATTCGCAGTTCCTTTGGGGACTTTGCCGTCTGCTTCCTCCTTTGACCACAATAGAAAGTCATTGTATCCCCTCAATCCAAACCTCCGGATATACCCTTCTGGTGTATGTATTTGAAACTTATGGGTTTTGTCGGTGCTGTATTCAATATCGTCGCTCAATCCAAAGTGTCGTGCCTTCGCCTTGACTGCCTCCAAATACCAATCACGACCAGATCCTCGTGGTCTCCGCAAGTCATTGTCGTGCTTGGGGTTTCCGTCAAGGAAGGAATAGACCCTCGCCATTGCCCACTGCTCCTTTGATAGTTTTGCTTTCATAGGAGCATTCACGCCCTTTACATACGAACCCTTCAAACGCACAGACGAGGGTTGAGTGCTGTATGCCCCAATACCACGATTATAGACCTCTTGGAGTATGTCCATCGGCACATACGAGATCTTGGACAACTCTTGGAGTGAATAACCCCTATCCGGTAGGTCGTGTTGGGCAAGGAAATGCTCTCTATGCGTCTTTGTCGTTGGTCTGCCCTCACCAGTATTGATATGGAGTGCTTGTAGTTGTTTCACCGCAGTCGCATACGGCAGTGGATCATTGCTATGAAACTTACCAGTATCCGTCGTCATTACCTTGAACCCATTAGGCACTCTAACTATCATATAGGGCATCTTTGCTGTTAATACATAAGGATTTTTTTGTGCCTAATCTATATACAAGATGAGTAGCAGTGCCGTCATCACCAGCGTTGATCCACCAGTCATTATTGACCCTACTGCCCTTGCCCTCAAAGAGATACTTGGAGCAGTCCAGAAGAAACCTACGACCGGCAGTGAGGCAGTCGCACTATGGTCTTACATTATGGAGCGAGACATCGCACCGCTGGTTAAGAAACTCAAACTTGCCGTCATCGCTGAACTGAAACAAGATGAACAAGCACTTGCCCACAAGGAGTGGGACGCTATGGTCAAGGGCGAAGAGGAAGTCCAGTCCAGTTGGTGGTGTTGCCGTCGCCATTAAATATCTCCGTTCAATATAAATGCCGATACGCAATGGTTTTTGTTGCCTTCCAGATCCAGAAATGGTGGAACTGGAACGCAAGATTAGAATGATCAAGAAAGAGATTATATTACAAGTGCTTGACGATGTTAAGCGTCGTCATTTATACCCTCCGGTGCTTTCCTCTTCAACCCCACATAAAACACCCCAGCAGTCTCCCTCTTCCGCACAACTCCGTTGAACTCCAATAGAGACTTGAATGACGCATCGGCAATCTTCTCAATGTTGTTGTCTTCCAAGTATGAGCGTTTGAGTTCCGTAGCACCGATCTTGTGGTTCTCGTCTTTGGTGATGTTGTAGTGCTTGTTCAACCAGAGTTTCAATGGGTTGTTGTCGTCAATATAGTCATTCGTCGCATTTGCTACTGACGGAGGTGTCTTCAAGGTCTTCAAGTCCTTGATACTGATATACACCTCCGTGAGCATCAACATAAACTCATCACGCCACTCTGGCGACTTACAATGCTTCTCCTTAACATCTGGATCACCCAGACGATGGTAGGGTTCGCACATCTTCTCCTTCGCCACGAACTTGAATGGGAACTGAATGATCCGCATACGACGCTCAATACCGCCATCAATCTTGGACATCTTTGGAATATTGTTCATTTGGAGAATGACCTTGAACTGCGGAACATACTTGACGATGTGCTTGGAGTGTAGCGTTCGTGCCTCAATGGGATCGCCACCGGAAATCTTCTTCAATAGACCGCCTTGTAGTTTGTCGTCAGTCTCTGGTTCAGTCGTCATCATTACACGCTTACACCTTGCCTCTACCAGTGCCGGAATGGGTTGATCCTTGCGTTCCAGTGGTTTGGTGAATAGGGTATTATCTACCGACAAGTAATAGTCGCCAAATACTGCCGTCATCAGTTCTGCGATTACGCCCTTACCATTACCGCCAGTTCCGGTGAAACCATAGAACTCCTCCCACCGATTGCCTCCAAAGAGACACGATGCGAGGACTTTGACCAAGTATTCCTCATCGTCCTTGTTCTCAAAGAGACCATAGAGGAATGCCTTGATCTTCTCACGCACCTCTGCGTTTGCCGTCTTGGGATACGCATACCCAGTTGTAGTGCTTACAAAGTCAAACGGCACAATCTTGCGGAACTTACAAGTATTGAGGTCAAAGCAACCATCATTGAATGCGAAGATGTATCGGTTCATATCCATTCGTGCTTCCAGATCCTCCATCTCAAAGAACGACGGCAAGAAACTGATTACACCATTACAAAACTCGCTTGAACCAAACAACTTGTATGCGGTATGGATCTGCTGAATGCGTTGTGCGTGTTTCTTCAATAGTTCCTTCTGCTTCTCTTGGTCGGTCTCGTTCCCACTACGCTTCTGGTAGGAGGCAAGTTCTGCTTTCTTGGTGTCCATAGCAAGGTCTTGTAGCGTATCGGCAATGTGTCGCTTCAATCCACTGGGTTGCGACTTCTCATAGTGCTTCCAGATATTCTCTTTGGTCAGTGAATACCACCCAAGCGTCTCACCCCATAGGTATGCGTCTGGATTGATATTGTAGAAATACTTTGCGATGTCCTTGTGATTGATCAAGTCAATGAGCGTCCAGAAGTCTTGGCGATGCTCCATCAACCCCCAGAAGGCATTTGGGTTGTCTTGCTTCAACCATTTCCATAGCGTCGCACCCATCACCTTGCGTCCCTTCTCCTTTGCGAAGGTCGCCCACTTATCGGCACACGCACCGGAACTATACTTCTTTGACTTCTTGGAGTTCTCGTCCCATACGGAACAAGGGATATGTTCATTGTAGCATACCATACCAATCTTGACCCAGTCTTCGTAGTTGTCCCAATGCTTGACTGGGAGTGCCTCAATGACTTTTACAAGTTGGTTTGTTTCCGTTGATGGATCACTTGCCGTAGTGGTCGTCGTGGAGTTTTCTACCGGCATCTCCTCCTCTTGTTCTTCCTCTTCTTTTTCTTCCGCCTTCACGAACCGCTCGTCCAGATTGCGTAGGAACTCAATGACTTCCTCTGGGCATTCCACCAGTTCCTCATCACCGCAATCCTCTGGTTTCTTGATCCACTCATACTTGGTCATTACGCCGTTCTTGTTGTAGCAAGTCGGTTCAACATACAATAGTCCGCCGTCATTACGAATGTCCAGTTTGTGCGTATCCTCTTCATCATCACGCCCAGTGGTCTGGTTGAGCAGAGGCGTGTATTTGAATAGATAGTGAAACCCCTTGCTCGTCTTGGCGACCATATTACACGGCATCATCAAATCCATCAACTCCACATTGTGAGCAAGTGTAGGGTCATCAATATCAATCGCAGAGCAACCAGACTTCTCGCCAGTAAGCAAGGCATAGGCATTGCGACCCTCGCCCTTTACATACACACGCTTGTCGTCATCTTTCCACGATGCCTTCTTCTCACCCTCCTTCTTATCAAACGCCATAATCTTGGTCTTGTCCTTGTCCGTCTGCTTGATCCACTTGTCGCCTACCTTGCGACTGGGGTGATCATACCACATCTTACCACTCGCCAGTGTAAAACCAAGCGTCTCGTAGGTTGCGAAGATGGGGTGCGTCGCTGGGATCATCTCGTATATACTATAATGAGAAGTTATTTCTTTAAACCGAACGCCGGAGGGTTGAACATTTTTACCAGATCCGGAGGATTGAGGGCGACCGATATTTCCAGAGCAACCGCTACATAGTCCAGTCTCGTCGTCTCCAATGTTCATCTTACACTGCTTACACGGCATCAAGGGCGGTGGGGAAGGCATCTCCTATATACTATGATATATCACCCACCCTTTAAGTCATTTTTCATCATATGGAAATATGTGCTGTATCCATATTAAATAAGTAAATGGTAAGCAAATACGCTATACGCTGGATTTACCATTAAAAAAACCGGTTTTTTTCATCGTATTTCTCATATAGCGTTCATATTCTTACGATGAGATGCTTACCTAATCGTAAAAATGTGGTTTAATGGAGATAGGTGGAGTTGAACCACCCTCTTCGCATTCAAAGTGCGACGAACTTACCGATATTCTATACCTCCTATGTAGGTCTATGTAGGCAAAATCGCAGAGTTGCTCCAACATAGGGGGTATTATTTGACGACCGGACATACTTTGCGATTTACCTTACATTGCCCTACATATACTTGAAACTCTCTTCATTTGTTCCAGAAGGACCATTAGCACCACGAGTATCTGGTAGTTCCATTGCTGTTCCAGTAGCACCGACATTAGGACCAAAGGGTTCAATCGGCACAGATGCGACTTCCTCTGGGTGCTGGAAGTCCGTGATCCAACCAATCATTGACTTCTCAAAGACATAGAGGTCTTGGGTCAGTTTCCAACATACATCATCAATCACCTTCTTGTATGCGTCCTTGACTTCTCCAACGGACTGATCCATACGCTCTTTCAAGAAGAATAGTTCAAGTTGCCCCTTCTGCGAGAGCATAGCAAGGTGCTTTGCGTTTTCAAAGAGATCCATTTTCGTAGTGTTCTTCCACCGGTGGTCTGGGAGGTTCGCCATTGCTGTATATACATACCGGAGATATTTATTGAGCGGATTTTTTACGCATTTATTTCTTTACATAGACCCCTTGCTGTTCCCCAACAGAATGCCCCATCGCCTCTGCGTCCTTCTGTTGCTCGTTCTTGATGTCGCCATACTTGGAGGATAGGTAGATGTGGCGAAGCATTGATGACCCAACCTTCTTGTGGAAAATCTTATTGAGAATGCGTGTAATCGCATTGACTGCCGTGAGGGGTTGCCCATCGCTGTATGTTAGGAAGCGAAACTCGGTCTTGTTCGTAATCTTGCCCTTGTGGAGAGGGTGGTGCTTCAAGAGCATCGTGATTGCCTCGTGGAGTTCTCGTGGGATCTGGACAAACTGCGTTCCATACTTCTTTGATGTCTTATACTTGTTGAACACGAACTGATTGCCGAGCAGATCAAGGTAGTTCTTATTGGTGTCCATCTTGTCGTTCCACTTGCCTACCACGAACATATCGGCATAGTCTTGGTTGCGACGAGGCGGTATGTCGGTATATAGCGACAGCACAACAAGGGCAAGGATTTCGTTATACTGAACCGGAGTAATGACCTTCTGGGCTGCGTATCCACGAGCAACATTCGCAAGAGTGTTCTGGATCTTCATTACCTCTTCCCACTCAATCCAGTTGTCCTTCTGGGTCTCGCTCTTCTCACCAGAGGTCTCTGCCTCACGCACCGCACTGGACGCAGTCATCATCTGGTCGTGGTAATGCTGATACACCTTCTTGTAGGTCGGTTTATCCTTGAATAGAGACAGCACCGACACAATGGACGCAAGGAAGGTCTTGCGTGTGCTGTCGGCATATCCTTTCAGCGTGTTTTCAATCGCTTCGGTGTTGCGAAGAAAGGCAAGGTTCTTGAAAGGGACGCAACCATTGAGCGTCCATAGGTTCTTGATATAGAGCGACGCACTGCTCTCGGCGATCTTCTTTTCCTCCACCAGTTGCTTGGACAGATTGAGCATAAAATCGCTCACTCGGTTCATTGTATATACATACCGGAGATATTTATTGAGGCATATTTTTACGCAACCACGCCGACAGCAATATTCTGCTGTGCGTGTTGCTCCGCTTGGCGTTTGAGAAAATCCAGAGTGCGTTTGTGTGCTGTGCGGTAAGGTTCGCCCTCGCCAATAAGTTCATTGACTTTTTGCCGGAGGTGATCCGGAGGGTTGAGGGCGAGGATTTCATTACAAACAGCAAAGTTGCGGTTTGCCTTGTTTTCGGCGTATCGCATCGCCATTGCTGTTTTCATCTGCTCCTTGTGCTGTTCATAGTATTCCGCCTTCTTGGTGGGATCGTATCGCTCACGCATCTTGGCGACAAGGGCATCTCGGTTCTTCGCATAATACTTCTCGTAGGAGGCGGACTTCATCGGCATCTTCTATATATATAATGATGCGATATTTCTTTAAACCCTTTTCACCATAGACAGCGACCATTATTGATATGATGAAAAGACACTTAAAGGGTGGGTGATATATCATAGTATAGAAGAAGATGCCCTACTCGCCTACCCACCACTGCGACCGATGCTCTCAACCTCCCTCTGCCTTTGCTCACCTTGATGCCGATGAGCGTATCTTCTATGTGCGAATGGTCAATGGTTCGCAATGGAATGGCGAGGAATACCATATGTGTAATGAGTGTATGCGGAACTACATTACCCAAGTCCAGATCCTTGATGGACCAAGCGACGATGATGATGCCGACGACAATGAGGAAGACCCCCAAGCACCGGTAGATGAAGACCCACAATAGATGAATATGTAGAATAAACCTATTTCTTTGAAAGTCAAAATGGCTCTCAAAAAAATGGCTACGGAGTATATAGAGATGAAGGTGTTGTCGTTATTTGACGGCATTAGTTGTTTAAGGGTCGCATTGGGAGATCGCAAGGTTGAATACATCGCAAGTGAAATAGATAAGAACGCAATAAAGATTAGCAAAAAGAACTATCCAGATATTAAGCATATAGGTAATGTCTGCGATGTTAGTGGCGTGTCTGGTGTTGATCTGCTTGTTGGAGGCAGTCCGTGCGTTGATCTCTCTATTGCTAAAAAGGAGCGTAAAGGTCTTGATGGCGACCACAGCAAGTTGTTCTACCAGTTTGTGCGAGTTCTTAAAGACAGCAAACCAAAATGGTTCATTCTGGAAAATGTCGCCTCAATGCCCCAAAAAGACCGAGACATCATAACAAAGGAACTTGGCGTAGAACCTATTATGATCAATGCGTCTCTGGTCTCTGCTCAAAGTCGCAAACGCTTCTTCTGGACAAATATACCCAACATAACGCAACCAGAGGACAAGGGCATTATGCTCAAAGATATAATACAGCACGATATTGCTGTTGTTGATCCAGAACTTCCCTTGACGCTCATAGACAAGAAACCCAGCGATATTCACCAGATAGGGTTTTATGGCGACAAGAATGCCTCAAAGGTTGGAAGCGAAGGTCAGCGTGTGTATAGCATAGAGGCGAAGGCAACAGCGTCCGGTGCTGGATATTATGCGATCAAGGGTGTATCTGTTCGTGGGAGACAGAATGATGAGGGCAAGTGGGTCAATCAGTTTGAGGTTCGCAAGGACGATAAGGCATCGGCACTGACCTCCACTTGCTCTTCAAAACTTGCTTTGATCGGCAGAATGGTCAATCGCCGTCTGGACAGCGACGGCAAACGCCACGATGGCGACCACGCTGTTGCCCAGACCAAAGTTTTTGAACCACGCACTGACGACAAATGTGGAACGCTTACACGCTTCACAAAGGACAATATGGTTCTGGAAAAGGGATCGGTTCGCAAACTAACGCCTATTGAATGCGAACGCTTGATGGGATTACCAGACAACTATACACAAGGTGTAGCGGTGTCTGCTCGTTATAGAGCGATTGGGAATGCGTTTTCAGTCGCAGTTATGAGGCATCTGCTCTCATTTCTGCCGGTCAGTTGAATATAGCATCGTATTGGTCTGGGGCAACCTTGTCCTTGTGGTGAAAGTAATACCAGTTTGAATACTCTTTGCCTTCTGCTACACGCTTTGCTCTATACGCATCGTATTCTGCCCATTCACGCTTGGACTTGATGCTTGAACCACGCCAGTTGCCCTTGACTTGCCTACAAAACTCGCTACACTTTCCAAACTGCTTACGAAGTTTCTTTTCAATAGCAACTTCATTCGTATAGTAGCGGTATTCAAACCCAAGTGCCTCCATCTCCTTCTTGTCCCATACGCATTTCTTGTAGTCGTCCTCTTCAAGATACTCATTGATGACCCAGTCTATGATTTTGCCGTCGGTCGTCTCCACCCAAGCGTGAGATCCGGAGTAGTGAAACTTGCGAGTGGTGATGTCCATTTCGCCACCGAACAACTGCTTCCCTTTGAACCACACACCACCACAACGAACCTTATGGGTCTTCTTGTTGCCCAGATAGTTGGTGTTATAGTAAGCATTATTCACGCAATCATAACCCAGTATCCAGTAGTCGTTCTTCTCACGCTTGACGGCATCTGCTCGTGCTTTGATTTCTCCCATCGTAGTCATCTTCCTCTATACTATGACTTATCATTATATCTTTAAACCCTTTCTCATCATATCTAAACTTTTTGCTGTATGTAGGGTAATGTAGGCAAAATCGCAGACTTGCTCTACGCATAGAGGATTTCTTTGACCAACCAACTAACTTTACGATTTTGCTTACATAGACCTACATAGAATGAAAATATGATACAGCACCCATTTCTTGTATGATGATAAACCACTTAAAGGGAGGGTGATATATCATAGTATAACAGAAGATGTCTGCTCGTGAGAACGCCCTTGAACGCCAACGCCGTTTCGCTTGGGCGAAGTATTATGAAGCAATGCGTGATGGACACGAGACTGCGATTGTGTATGTAGCACGGCAAGTGGCGATTACCCAAGACCCCACACTACCGGCACATATCAAGAACGAGATTGAGGAGATGGCGACTGCGATGCGTAAGCAGTATGAATGCCCCATCTGCCTTGATATGATCCCAAGCGGACAACTGGACATCACCAACTGCGGACACAAGTATTGTAAGACTTGCCTTGCCCAAGTATTAGCACAAGTTCCTCCCAAGTGTAGCGTGTGTCGCAAGGAACTCAAACGCAGTTGAGGGGTAGGATAGGCGGATTATAAAAAAAACTTTATACGATACAGCACCCCATACAGCAAATACTATCTGGGGTGATGTAATGTCTTATCTTCATACTTAAAGCAAGGGTCTTATAAGCATATATACCCAATGAACTATGTGCGTCCATCTCTGGAAATAAATATCTCCGGAGTAGTAAGAGAAGAGATGGTCGCCACCCCCAAGACAAAGAAGCAGATGGACATTGAGTTTGGACGGATCAATGAACAAGCAATGCTCCCAATCATCAATC